GGCCGCGCACCAGGTCGAAGCTGGCATCGCCGATCGGGATGAAGCTCAGGGCGCCGAAGGTATAAGGCTCCTCGGCGTCGGAGTAATGGACGTAATTGAGGTTCGTCGGGCTGTTGCAGAAGATGCGGTTTTGGTGCTGGACCGCCACCGAGTAGTTGGGCGGGACGCCGTTGTCGGTCGGGGCGACAGAACTCAGCGAAGCGGTCGGGATGTTGTCGACAAAGCTCGTCGTCGTGTTGTCGGCGATGGTGCCAACCAGCTTGAAGGGTCCGACCGTCGACGTTGCCCGGTAGATCCGCCTCGAGCTGACCCCGAAGCTCTGGGGGGCGATGCCGATAGCCGAGAGGCTGACTCTGCCGCTACCCGCGGAGACGGTGAACGTCGCCGTCTTCGGGCCGATGTCCCCCTGGACCGCTGCCGAGTTGACGTAGGTGTAGCAGTAGACCCAGTCGCCAGCTTCGACAAGTCCCGTTGCTGCAGCGGAGACCGTGGCGGTGGCGGTGGGGGCCGGCACGCCGTGGCTGGTGAAGTAGGTGCCGTCGTACTTATAGGGCGAGACCCCGCCGTTGCCCATGAACATGTGATTTTCGTACTCGGTGGCCCCGACCCGAAAGCCCGCGGTAAAGACCGACTGGGCGCTCGGGATCGTCGTGAAGGTCGAGGCTCCGGTCAGCGCCCAGGCCGATCCCTTGCAGAAGGCCACCATGGTCTCGGCACCGGTGTTGTCGTGGCGGGTGTAGAGGCCGTCGCCCGCCATGGTGCCGATCGCCGTGGTGTTGAGCAGCGTCGTGCCGCCCCGGGTCTCGACCGCCCCTCCTGAGAAGACGACGTCGATGCAGTCGGGGCTCTCGTTGTCCTCGATGGTCGAGCGCGGGTACTTGTTGTTTTTGCCGCCGTCAAACGTCGCCCTATCGCGAGGCGGGTAGACGACGTCGAAGTTCTGGGCCATCAGCCGACCCCGATGGTGGTGAGCGGGGCGAGTTCCTCGTCGATCATGTGGGCCATGGCGTCGCCGCGCAGGAACTTCTTCTCGTAGCGCTTGGCGTCCTGGAGATCCTTCATCCAGAGCTGCCGGTAGTTCCCGGCCGCCTGGAAGTTCTTATCCTTCTCGGCCATGTAGGCGAGCATGTAGTTGGCGAGCTTCGGGTGGTATCTGAGCGGCACGTCGATCACGGTGGAGGCCGTGACGGTCTGCGGCAGGTCGTAGGTGTAGATCTTGAGGGTGCCGACGGCACCCGGGACGGGGCGCAGCTCGATGGCGGCGTCCCACTCCCAGTAGTACATCGGCGTGCCGGTGGCCGTGACGGTCTGGTTGTTCAGCGTCAGGGCGTCGTCCTCGCGGTCGGTGATCTTGAAGAGCTTCTGGCCCTCGTAGGTGATCCGCTTGATCGAGATGGCGTTGGTCGGCTTGGCGTACTCCTGCTGGCTCGCCACCGTCGGGGTCGTGTAGACCTTGCGGATGCACAGGCTCTCCTGCGCCAGCTCGAGCTGCGCCGACCAGATGACGGTGTAGAGCTCTGAGTCCGAGAAGAGGCCGCCGGAAGGCTCGTTCCAGCGCTGCAGGGCGAAGGTGACCAGTTCGGTCGGTGTCATGCATCGCTCCAAGTGGTGCCGGCGGCGGCGGCGGTGGCCCAGGCAGACGTACCCGGCGACCCGGCGGTCCAGGTGGGACGGCTCTGGGTGTGGGCGTTTGAGGTGTCTTCCGGGAAGACCTTGAAGTAGCCGTTCGGGTCCTGGACGTAGACCGCCGAGACGTCCTCGGCCATGGCCAGGGCGTTGACGATGGCCTTGATGAAGTTCGTCGTCTCGGCGTCGGTCAGCACCAGGGTGTTGCTGATCAGGTGCCGCACCGCGTGGCCGACGACGTCCTCAGTCGGGGTGAGCGTGTTGGTGACGAGGTGGAAGACCCGCTTGCCGGCCACATCCTCGGTCGGGGTCAGGGTGTTGGTCACCAGGTGGCGAATGGCGTGACCGATGGAGTCCTCGGTCGGCGTCAGCGTGTTGGTGACGAGATGCCGGACGGCATGGCCGATGGAGTCTTCCGTGGGGGTCAGCGTGTTGGTGACGAGGTGGAAGACCTGGACCGGGAGGTCAGCGGTGCCGCTACCCCAGAGGAAGGCGTTCCAGTTGAACGCATTCCACTTGTCCGAAGGACATCCGAAGACGTTCAGCGAGTTGGTGACGGTTTTTGAGTATGCGGTCACGCACCACCATCAGCTGATCGTTAACTGAAGGACGGCGGTCAGGGAGTCGTTGGCCCCCTTGTTGATGACCGACTCAACATCGCGGCTGAGCATTGTCCCGGCGGTACTCGAGGAGAGCAGGCCGTATTCGACGATGGCGCCGGTGCCGGTGCCGGAGACGAAGGTCGCCGTCACCTGGTAGATCTGGTTGGAGACGTAGGAGACGGTTCCCGTCGTCCTGGCGATCTCCGTGCCTAGCGCGGTGTTGGCCGCAAGCTCGGCGGTCGCGTCCGTGCCCACCGCCACGTACTTGCAGGTGAAGGTCGACGCTGCCGCCGCTGCCGAACTAAGGAAGCTCGCCAGGAACTCCTTGCCGTTGGTGCAGACGACATTCGGGCCCTCGACGACCTGCTTGATGACGCCGCCCGACTCCAAAGTCGCCCGCCAGCGGCCCTTCAGCACCATGGCACCCGGCGGGTAGACGGTCTCGATACCCGGATCGACAGGGGTGCTCACAGAGTCGCCTCCTTCTTGGCCTTGAAGCCCGGCTTCGGGCCCGGCTTCGGCTTGTTCAGGATCAGGGCCTTCATCTCGGCGAGCTCGCGTTCGAGGGCGGCCACGCGGCCGTCGTCGGCAGGCTTCTGGCCGTCGAGGTCCGAGTCCTTGACGACCCGGTCCGGGTTCTCACGGGCAAACTGGAGGAGCTGGCCGAGGAGGGCCTGGGCATCGTCCGCCCGCTTGCCGGTGGCGTGGTTGACGAGGCCGTCGTCCTTCACCGGGTCTTCCGCCGGGGACTCGACCTCGATCATCTTGAAGAAGCGCGGGTCAGGCTCGCCCATGCCGCCCGCACCGTCGTCTTCCGACTTCAGCGGCGCCATGCCGGTGAACTGGCCCTTGAACTGAACCGCCTCTTCCCAGTCCATCTCGATGAAGCCGCCCGCGGGGATGACGACCTGGTCGCCCTTATAGAGTTCCTTGTGCGGGTACTTGTTGCGGTTCCAGACTTTGACCTTGGCCACGAGATACTCCCTAGTTTTGTCCGAAGACGACGACGACGCTACCGCCGCCGGTGACGGTTGCTGATGCCTGGAACTGGATGAAGTTCACCGGCGGCACGTCGCAGACCAGCCAGTTGCCCGACGTCGTCGTGGCGATGGTCACCGTCTGGTACTGGACCGGCGCCGTGTTGACCCGCTCCAGGATGGGCGAAAAGGTCCCGCTGGCCGTGTCGCAGCCGAGGATGGTCAGCTCGGCATTGGTGGACATCGACGTGGTCTTGACTGCCATCTTCGAGAACTTGTGATCGCCCAGCTCAAAGACGGCGCTGACCGTTGCGGCCGAGGCGACCGTCAGCGTTGCTGTTTTCCGTGGTCCGTACATGCCATCCCCCCTTTAGCGGCCGAAGACAATGCACTGGAACTCGGCTCCCGAGCTGACACCCGAGACGCCGATGGTGCCGTTGGCCGCCGTGCCGCTGCTGTTCTTGTTGAACTGCACGTAGGCGTTGGCCGTGCCCATCGACGAGATGCGGCCGACGACGCAGGCCTCGATGACCGAGAAGCCGCTGTCGACGTTGGCCTCCGCGGCATCGGCCTGGATGTTCAGAATCCTGACGCTCTTGTTGCCGAACACCGTGATGACCGGCGTGACCGTGAAAGCCATGGATGGCTCCTTAAAAGAGGATTTTGATCTTGTCCGTTTCCGGGTTGGCGCACACGTCGGTCAGCTCGTTGCAGACCGTCTGCATGACGATGAACTGCCGGATGGTCATCTGCATCACCGAGCGGATATTGCCGCCGGCATAGGCGCCAAACGTGCCGCCCTCGGTGCAGTTGATGTAGATCCCCGGCACCGCCATGGAGAGCCAATCAAACCAACTCTTGAAGTTGGAATAGCTCTGCCAGGAGAGCACACGGTTACCAAAAACGTCGGTCATGCTGACGCAGTTGCCGATATTGGCGTCGTACTTCGAGTCCCATCCGTGGAACTTGTGCTTGTAGGAGAAGCTGAAGTCGGCACCCATGAAGACGAGCGGGTTGCACCCGAAGATGCCCTTGGCGATGTAGGTGGCGGCCCCAAGCACGTTACCGCCGCTCGAGACGACCGTGTTGAACTTCTCGACCGCGTTCAGGTCCTTGTTCAGGCTGTCGTCAGGGATCCGGCAGTTGAAGAAGTAGACCTTCCCCTGCCATTTCTCGAGCAGGCCTGGATCGGTCCCGGCGTAGCAGAGCAGGGTCCGGTCCTTGGTCAGCGCCCAGTATTCCTCAGGGGTCCGGGTGCCGCCCTCCGATACCTCCGCGATGGTGACTTCCCCGGCGTCCAAGGACACGTAGTAGTCAACGCGAAGGCCCAGGTCTTCCAGAAAATGGAAGTTGTGAAGGCACGACAGCACCGGAATCCCGGAGGGCAGATCCTTGAGCTCGTGAGCGTTCTCTTTAAGAGAAGGACCCGAGCCGATGACGACGGCCGGAACGTTCCGGTGCGCGCCGTGCAGCAGCCCGAGGCCCTTGTCCTTGAAGGGGCCAAACCTCTTGGAGTTCTCTGTGTAGTTCTTCAGCCAGATCGGCCGCCAGTTATGGACGGTCTGCTCGTCGTTGGCACAAGCCTGGCCATACAGTGATTTCTGCGAGACGCCTTGCGGCGGTGCATCAATGTACTGCTGATAGTCACAGATGATTTCCCGAGTTTTAGCCACGCAAGGTCCCTTAGGTGTAGGTCGAGAGGTAGACGGTCCCGGTGCCGGCCGTGGCCACCGAGGTGACGAACTTGCCGAAGAACGGCGCGATGGCCACGTCGGTGGTCGCCGAGACGTTGTGACGGGTGCAGGTGCCGTTGACGCCGACGCCGAGCAGGTCGCCAGTCACGGCGGAAGCCGTGGAGAGGACGACGTGGACGTAGCCGCGGGTCGCGACCCAACCGTAGTAGCCGGTGGCGATGGTCGCATTGACGCAGACCCCCGCCAGCCAGTCCGTGTCGGTCACCGACGAGAGCGTCATGGTGTAGGCCGTCGATCCCGCCTGCGGCACGACGCCGTAGCCCGGATAGACGTTGCTGTTGGCGGAGCCGTTGTAGACGTAGAGGTAGCTGACGCCCCCCTCTTCGCAGCGGTCACCCGTCTGCGGGTCGTTGACCCCGAGGCTGTTGGTCGTCGAGGAGACGCCCGAGAATTTGATAGGAGCAGCATTGTAAGCAGACATTGGTAGGCCCTCCTTAGGCGGTGACGGCGCTGAAGACGCCATGCATGCGGTTGTTGTCGCTGCCGAAGATGCCAGTCCAGTAGACCTTGGCGGTCTTCACGTTCTGGTTCACCGGCTTCTGGAAGGGCTCGAAGCGCATGTCTTCGTCCTTGTGGGCGCCGATGTGCAGATAGCTCTCGTTGAGCGCGAAGATGTAGTTCGCCGGGACCTTGGAGCCCGCTATGAACGGCTTGCCGTTGAACATCAGCGAGCTGAAGCCGCCCTTGGCGGTCTCCGAGTCCTGGAACCGCTGCTGCGGCTGCAGAAGCGCGTAGTAGCGGTTGTAGTTGGCGCGGGTGCCGAGGTAGACGGTCGGCCCCTCGTTGTTGATGGTCAGCGCCGTGTCCATCGTCTGGAGCTTGGCCATCGAGAGGGTCGCCGTCGTGCTGTCGACGGTCGACTGCCACCAGGAGTAGGTGCCCTGGGCGATGCCGCCGACGGTGTTCGACGCCGAGACGATCAGGCGGAGGCCGCCGACCGCTTTGGCATCGGTGCCGGCGTTGTAGAGGGCGTCACCGAACTTATCGATGAGCGTCTTCTCCGCCATCATCGTCTTCTGCTTGACGAAGTTGACGATCTGGCTGTCGCCGCTGTTTTTGAGCTCGTCGATCCGCGAAATGCTGATGTTCGCGTAGATCTGCTTCCAGGCGTACTCGGCGCCCGTCATTTGGTCGTTGTCGGTGGTCGACAGCGTGTCGGCGCCGGCGTACCAGCCCGACGCGGTCGTCTGGGCGTAGGCGAGGGGATAGATGACGGACGTGCCGCCGTCCAGCTTCTCGTACCAGCCCTTTTTCTTGGCACGCTGGAAGAGGGGGTCGCTGTCGAAGATGTTGTCGACGAGCTTCGGGATGTACTTCTTCTGCGTGATGGCAGAGATCTGGTCATAAGTTAACGCCATGATATGGCTCCTGTTTTTGGCTGTTTGTCGATCTTGCCGCGCAGGCGCTGGCGCAAAGTCGGCACACTCTCTTACCGGCGTTCATCCGAAGATTTTTGCCGCTCAGAGGATGGCCATGCTTGCAGTGCGTCTTGACGGCGTTCTTGGCCGATGCGCCCTCACCGCGGAGCAGATTCTCGCGGCAAGTCA